CGGAGGATTAGCGAGGGAACTGGCGTGACCTACTAGGCTACGATGGCGCTACGCTGAAGTCTATGACAGACGCTCAGCTGAATGAGCTGTTCGCGCCATGTCTCAACATCACCCGACCAGACCGTGCGCCACGCATGGACACTAAGAAACCTAACGCGTCGGCTGCTGCTAAAGCTAAGACAGCCAAAGCGAATGACCTACTCGGGCAACTCGGATTTGATATTGAATTGTGAGCAACTCTAAACTAATCATACGCATTGATGCATCTGCACTCAAGGAGTCTAGCTGCATGCGCCGCTTCTACTGGAACACTATCTCCGGCTACCGCAGCAAAGTCAACACCAACGACATTGAGTTTGGCTCAGCCTTTCATGAGTTCGTGAAGGTCATGAAGCAAGAGCCGGGCAACTACGCAGCAGCTGTTAAGGCAGCACAGGACAGATACAAAGTCCCGATGGACATCAAAGAGAAGAAGCAGTACATGACTGCTACCTATCTCACCAACCTGTGCATCTCCTTCTGGCAAGAGTGGGTTGAAAAAGATGACTTCGAGACAGTGGTTAAAGACGGCAAGCCCCTTGTCGAACTTAAGTTCTCTTATCCTTACTACGCTGACGACCAAGTAGAAGTGCTACTGTGCGGCACGATCGACGATATCTGCAAGCACAAGCACGGCACATACGCTCTGCGCGACTACAAGACAACCTCAGTGTATGACAGTGTGGCATACCTGTCTGGCTACTTACTATCGCCGCAGCTCATGTTCTACAAGATGATTGTCGACTACTACGGGCGCACATACCCTAACAGTCTGTTTGGCGAACTATCCACTAAGAACATAGCTTGCTTTATCGACGGGGTGTTCCTGTCTGGAGCATCTAAGCCACCCACCTTTAAGCGCTCTGACGTATTCGTATTTAACGCACGCCAGATGGCTGAGTTTGAGAAGCTAGTCAATCAGCGTGTGATGGAGCTAGTGGCGTATGTCAAACAGAACGTGCTGCCTGATAGACAAGGCATGGTCAACGGTGCTTGTCAGACTGTCTACGGTAAGTGCAAATACTTCAACGCCTGCATCCAGTCTGACGAGATTGGCACAATAGCCGCGCTGAACAAACACTTCATTCAGGCCGAATACAATCCTCTCAAATTCGGAATGGAACATGATAAAACTACCACTACATAAATCTGATAAGGTTACACTTATTGATGACGACGACTATGAAAAGTGTAAGGAGCTTAAGCTCTATCTAAATTGTCGTGGATATGCTCAATTTTATATTGGACAAAAGCCTGTTCTATTACATCGGCATGTCTTTGGAAAAGACCAAGACATAGATCATGTTAATGGTGATGCTCTTGATAATCGTAAGTGTAATTTACGATACACGACTATCAGTCAGAATGGAATGAATCGACGAAAGCAGAAGAAGCCAACTTCATCTAAATACAAAGGCGTTCACTACAGTAAAAATGCTAAGAAATGGCACGCTTATTTACAATGGCGTAGAGTTCCAATTAATATTGGATATTTTGTTAGCGAAGATGATGCTGCTCGTGCTTACAATAAACGAGCGTTAGAAATGTTTGGTGAATTTGCTCGGCTTAATATAATTGAAACTAAATAAAATGAAATTCCCCTCTAAATGGCTGAAAGATGTTGTCGTTGTGCAGTTCAAAGACAACGGTTACAAAGGCGACTTGCTAGTTCTGCCTGTCGACATCAAGCACAGCGAGAAGATTGGCACTGCCACCATCGTAGCGATGGGCAACAAGTTCCGCTTCAAAGATGATGTTGCTATTGGCGATGTGCTATACGTCGACACGTGGCTGGGCACGCGGCGCAAGTTTGACAAAGTGGGTGACGTCGTAGTGTATGACGGCGAAGACATTATAGGAGTTGTGTCCAAATGAAAAATAATGAACATGCCCCCGAGATAGGGCTCTTGCTGGCGACTGTATTTGGAATAGTCACGACTGCGTTAGCCGTAACGCACCACACGACATTGGCAGCTATTTCTTTGCTGATTCAATTTTATGGTCTGTATCTAATATTTGCAGCTCCTCTACGAATCAAATGAAAATCATCGCTTTCACCGGATACAAGAAGTCTGGCAAAGACGCAGCAGCTACAGCACTCAAGCAGCTCCTGCTGCCAGCCAAAGTCAGGCAGATCAACTTCGCTGATGCACTCAAGCAAGAAGTGGCCGCCGCTTGTGGCGTTACTGTGGCCTACATTAATGAGCACAAAGACGACTATCGTTCTATGTTACAAGTCTGGGGCACCGACTTCAGACGCAAGTTGCATGGCAATGCATACTGGGTGCTCAAGTGGTTAGAAGCTGTGAACAAACTGCCCACGCCGCCTGACTACCTGCTGTGCACCGACGTGCGCTTCATCAACGAGGCTGCTGTTGTGCGCACACTAGGCGGCACTATCATACGCATCGAGCGGCCCGGCGTATTTGCTGATGGCCACGCCAGCGAAACAGAGCAACGTGAAATACACGCAGATTTTATAGTCCATAATGACGGAACAGTCGAGGACTTAAAAACAAAACTAAAACAAATAAAACTATAAATGGCCTACACCATTCCAAATGCTATGACACTAGAGTCCAAACGATTCAAGCAGATTCGCTTAGGACTACAGGCGGCTCCGAACACTGGCAAGACAACCTCGGCTTTAACAGCTCCGGGTGTTGTAGTCTGTGACTTCGACAACAAGCTGTCAGCATCTAATGCACTCAACGCAGGTAAGAAACTATCTGATATTACAATCATTCCGTTCTACAACGCTGAGTTCGTCGATAAGCTGGTGCCTCGCAGTCACCCCATCTTCTCACCTAACAAGCGCGACGCTTTCTCTAAGTGGCTTAGCACTGAGGCAGTCAAGCTGCAAGAAGACCAGACTTTGCTTATCGACAGCTGGACCATGTTGCAAGCGGGATTCGACCAGCAGCAATCTTACGAGCCAGCAGTTAGCAAGAAAGGCGCAGAAGACAAGTTCGTATTCTGGGCCGCTAAGATTGACTATGCCAAGAACGTGATGGAGCGTCTCAAGACTCTCAATTGTAATGTCATCGTAACGTTCCACGAATCTGTTGAACGTGACGAAGATGGCAAGCCAACAGGCAAATGCAGACCTGTTATGCAAGGCGCGTTTGCTGATCAGATTGCTGGTCACTTCACTGACTACTTCCGCTGTCACGCAGAAGCTAAAGCAGGCCAGCCCACTACCTACTTGTGGCAGGTGGCGCCTGACAACAGTTGCAACTGCGGCACTCACCTCTCCGGCCTCAAGCCCAGAGTACCTGCGACCTGGGACATTTTTGTCAATCCTGACAAATACAAAGCCTAACAATTTCCGTGCTGCTCAACGTTAGAGTAGTTCGGATTATCACAAAACAAACACAAAACATAAATACATATGGCACTAGTACAAACAAGCTCGCTCCCGTCAATGCTCACCAGCAAAGATTGCATCCCTGCACGCACTCGCGTGAAAGGTCGTTGCATCAGCGAGAAGTTCGGCGATAGCAAGAAGGGCAACAAGATGATTACCCGCGAGTGGGAAGTCGTTGCGCCTGAAGTTATCAGTCTCAACGGCGTGAACAAAGCACTGGCCGGCACTAAGCTCATCCAGTACTGCACGCTGGAATCCTACAACGAAGACGGCAGCGTCTCGGCTACTAGCCCCGGACTGCTCGCTCGTTTCCGCGATGAACAAATCGCACTGCAACTGCCTGACGTTAACGGCAGCGTGTCCCCGACTGACTACCAGATCGACCCGGTTGCACCTCTGCTTAACTGCTCTGGTGTTATTGCTGAGTTGAACATCGGCAGCGAGGAGTTCGAGTATCGCAATCCTGCTACTCCTGAGGACTTGGCTGCTGGACGCAAGTTCGGCTCTGTCAAGATGGGTGCTGATGGTAAGCCTGAGAAGGGCTATCGTCCGCGCCTCGAACAAGTGCTGTGCCGGGCTGCTGAATAAGCATATGATCACAGGCACAATCATGTTGGATATTGGTGTTAATGTTCGCAGTGAAGCAGCTCTTAATGACCTGTCAGAACAGATTCGTAACCTAGCCAAAACTGTAGATGGTGTGACTTCTGCCGAAGAAGTTGACACTGATGTTTCGGGTGGTGACGAAGATGAAGGTCCTGCCGATCCTGCTGAGTAAGTAAACTGTGCGCTGGCATACCGCAATCAAACGTATGCCACAATAATTTATGAAAATTGAAATGTGTGATGAAACTCGGACAACGATTGTCTCTAGCGTTGCATTAGTGTGCTGCTTCACTGCGATAATTGTTGCAATTGTTACGAATGAAGTATCGTGGCGCAAAGCTGTAGATGCTGGCTTACAGCAGAAGCAGTGTGTTGGTGAAGGCGGTAAAATCTGGGTCAAGTGAAACTCTCTCCTAAAATGCCTTACCAAGGACTCACTATTGTGATGTCCAATCCATCTCGTCACGACCAGTCAGAGTTGCTGTCTGGCGTGGCGGGTTGGTGGTTTCGCAACATGCTAGCAGAGACTGGCATAGTGATAGCACAGTGTGAAGTGCGCACAAAGGAGCATCGGGAGCCTCTGTTGCCACGCACTAAATGCGTTCTGCTGCTAGGCAAAGATGCCTTCGATAGCTGGACAGGCAACACAGCACAGCATACGCTGGGCGAAGTACGAGGCAGCATCTACAGAGTCGGCGACAACATAGCTGCTATTCCCTCCTATTTGCCACAAGACTGCATGGACATGAAGGACTACGAGTCCGAGCACAACGAACTACTAAAAGGTCATGACAAAGAAGATGAAGTCAAAGCACATGAAGGCGGAGAGAAGCGCAGACACGGTGTCACAGCCCGCACCAACTGGCGATTCTGGCTCACAAAAGACACAGCTAAAGCAGTGCGGATACTCTATAATGACGGCGTTATACCCGAATCAAGTGGCCATTTCACGCCACAATACAGACTCTATCCATCTGCAAAAGATGTGGTTGAAGAACTCCAAGACAATCGAGAACAACCACTCTACCTAGACATAGAGACTGACAGCAACTTCGGACTCAAGTGTATTGGCTACAACTTCGGCAACAGCGATGTCATATCTGTTGTGCCCATCATCGACTACCAATACAAGTGGGCCTACGCTGAGCTGCTGCACATCATGCGCGCCTTCTCAGTAGCTGCGCAGCAGAACACCGTAGTGTCACACAATGGTAGCGGCTTCGACTGGATAGTGCTACCGTGGCGCTACAACATGGCGCTGGGCCGCAGCTTCTATGACACTATGCTGGCCATGCACAGGTGCTATCCAGACATAGAGAAATCTCTCGGTCACTGCACCTCGCTGTGGACTTACGAGCCATTCCACAAAGACGAAGGCAGCATGAGCTACGGCACGATGGCTGATATGCGTCAGCTTATGGCTTACTGCGGCAAAGATGTCTACACAATGCGTCTCATCAAGCAGGCCATAGACGCTCACGCTCGTAAGACTCCAGGTCTAGCAGAATCAATAGCTCAGGTTAACGCTTCTGTATATCCCTATTTGCTCATGACACTGCATGGCATCCACTATAAACAAGAGATACTAGAGGCCACAATGACAGAGAACGACGAGTTGATGATGCAATACAACCGCATCATCAATCTACTCGTTGGCGAGAAAGCAGTCAAAGAACTCAACCGCTCTAGCAAATCTTCTCTTGCCTCCTCACCTACTAAAGCCTGCAACTACTTTCACGGTATGCTAGGCTATCCCGTTGTAGCTAAATCGCCCAAGACGGGTAATCCATCTCTCGCTAAGAAAGCAATCTACAAGCTACAGTTGAAAGTAGAAAACCCTGTCCTCGACTTCTGCATCGCATACCGCGAAGTAGCTAAAGAGTCGGGCAGCATCAAGTTCGTGCCATGGAAAACTTAGTAATACCATATCGCATACATCGTGACTACATCATTCGTCATCCCGAATACAACTTTATTCACAGCAAATGCTTCTGGCCAAATATTTTCGTTGGCCCTAGCGAAGTGTGCAAAGGGCTCAACAATTGCTTTGGTGTACCTGTTAGATGGAAACTCTGCAAAAGTAGTGGATACTTTTCAGACAACCAGCGCACAGCTATTGAGGCTGCACTTGAAGAAGCTTTCGCTGCGATACCGTCTGATCGACCTATCATACTATTTCCCAAAATTGGCAACGGTGATTCCCGCATGCACAAACTAGCACCTCTGTGCTGGGCCTACATGATGAACCACCTTAACGCCATTAAAGCTGAATATCGCTACGATTACTATGCTCGTTAACCCACTCATTGACCGCATCGAAGAGCTAGGCTTCAACAAGAGCTACACGTTCGCTGTGGCGCAGCAGCTTGTCAACCATAAGCGCATCTGGATAGTCAACGACGTTAGCAACAAATACAGCTTCGTCGAAGTGGATGTCAAATTAGACAAACTGCAAGAAGCTACACTCTGGCCTAAGTGAATCTACCACGCAACACAACCAACTGGAAGCTAGCAGGAACAGACACGTTCCGCCTAGCTAGTGCTGCGCTATGGTCTAAGAGCGACAACGAGTGTGGCACGAATCTGACTAACATCGAGAAGTCGATGCGCAAGATTTACTACGCCGATGATGGCAAGCTGCTATCGCAAGTAGATCAATCGGGCGCCGAAGCTTTAGTGGTTGCGTATAACTGCAAGCCTGGCAGATTTCGTGACTTGTTTCTTAACGGTGTCAAGCCTCACGTGTTCGTGGCGATGAACGTATTTCTGGAGAAGTGGCAGATTCTGTGCAAAGACATAGATGTGCTAGACTTCTCTATCACTCCCATCCGTGAACTCAAGAACAAAGACGGCTGGAAAGTTCTTGATACTATCATCAAGGAGTCTGACAACTGGAAGCCATCAGAGCGTTACTACTACATCGCTAAGATGATCTGCCATGCTAGCAACTATGGCATGAAAGGCGGTGCGTTCCAGCTGAATGTGCTAGAGAAGTCGCGCGGACAGATTGTGCTATCGCGCAAGCAAGCTGACGACTATCTCAATCGCTATCACTCACTGTTTCCTGAGATAACTGACTGGCACAGGGACGTCATCAACCAGATCAAGAACTACAAAGTGCTGTATAATCTGTTCGGCTACCCGCGTGAACTGACAGGATTCTTCGACGAGTTCGACGCGAAGGACTGGATAGCGTGGTGCCCGCAATCAACTGTTGGCTGCATCACACACATAGAGATAACACAGGAGCAACAATACATAGATGTCACGAATCGCGTTAACACTGTTCATGCTGTTGGCAAACTGCCGGACAGCGTTACTTATTGTCTTGATACTTTTGGTAGTGCGCAAGCTGACTGGGACATACTAGGCAACAACCATGACAGCTCCCTGACGCAGGCGCCGGAGCATGACATCATGCGCTTAGCGAAAGTGAAACATCACCTCATGTGCCAAGAGCTAACATCACCGCGAGGTGAGAAATTTCGTATGCGAGCCGAAGCACAAATCGGCAATAATTGGTCGCCTAAAAAAGACACTAATCCTGATGGACTAGTAGAAATCAAATTATAATACTATGGAGGAGAAACGGGATATCAGTCAACTTTCAATCTTCGAGTGCTGGCAACTGCGCATGCGCGAAGTCACATCACCACAAGCCTTCATAGACTTTGGCCTCTACTTCGCCGTAGCTGCTTACTTGCAGCGGCGCGTCTGGACAAATGCTGAACATCAGAAACTTTATCCCAACATCTATCCCATTTTAGTAGCTGACCCGGGCGTAGGTAAAGGTCTAGTCATCAAGCCGGTGATGGAGCTAATCAAGAAGCACAAGCTAACAGACGCACTAGCTAAGCCTGTCGACATGTCATCTGCTGCTGCGATCAGCAACGCTGCAATCGAAGCCAACGACTTCGCTAAAGCTGGCGAGTCTAGCGTCAAGTTGCCGCGCGAGCGTTTGCGCATTCCGATTGGACCTGACAATGGCACTTACGAATCAGTAGTTAAGATATGCGCTGAGTCTGCTCGCTCCATCGGTTACAAGCGTTACGACAAGGGCCTCGACAAAGTAGTATCTGACGTCTATCGTCACAACTCACTAGCGTTTGGCTTGGAGGAGATGTCCAGCTTCCTGCACAAAGACGCAGGCAAGGCGATGAACTTCCTAGTCAAAGCATATGATTGCGGCGACTACAGCTACACGACCATATCGCGTGGCGAGGACTACATCAAGCAAGTGTGCATGAATTTTCTTGCAGGCACTACGCCTAAGTTCATTGAGAATAGCTTCAACGAGGGCATCATGGAAGAAGGTTTTGCTGCTCGTGCTTGGTTCATCTACGCCCCGCGTAACAGATTCTACAGGCTGCGCTCACCTGAGCTGACAGAAGATCAGCTAGAAGCGCAGGACCGCATAGAGAAGCACATGCTAGGGCTGACTAAGCTCTACGGCTACGCGCCGATGACACAAGAGGCGTGGGACTACTTAGAGAACTGGTGGGAGAAAGAGCAATCGGTGCTGGGCTACAAGCGGCCCAACATGTCAGAGAAGCTAAATACCTACTACGGACGCAAAAACATACATCTGATGAAGATGGCTATGATATTACATTTCATGGAGGATTGCAGCTTAGCAGAAGATGGCTTCTCGCCAGCTAAACCTATCACACTGGCTGAAGTCAAGCGCGCAATGAGTGTTCTAGATGCCATCGAAGTCAACATGCACATGGCACTGCAATACACAGGCGCTAATCCGTTGCACAAACTAGCCAAGAAGATAGTTGCTACACTCCGCAAGACCGGCCCGATGACTAGCGACCAGGTTTGCTTGGAGTTCTGGGCTGACTCGCCAACAGCTAACCCGACGGAGGGAATAACAGAAACTCTACAGTATCTGCAAGGTAGCAAGCAGATAGCTGTAGAGTCTAAGACGATGAAGTGGTATGTTACAGATTAGGAACCATCGAACTCTTTGCTCTGTTGATAGCGTTGCGTCGCACATAGTCTTCAATGCGGCGTGACGCTACATCAGCTCCTTGTGTTTTGCTGAGCCAGTTCATGTACTGTCCAGCAGCCATCGGATTGCGCTCAGGTGAAGGCACTGTTTGATAGCTGTTCCGCTTGTAGCGGCTCAGCTCAGCTTTCAGTATCTCCGGATTGATCATGCCGTTCTCATCAGTAGCTTTCTTGATGGCCTTGTCAATCAGCGCCGGCAACAATCCAGCAGCTTCTGCCACATCGGTCGTCTCTTTGAACTGACGCATGTCTTTATTGATTAGAGGATTGGGCCTCGTCAATGTGCTGTCAGCTAGTGGCATACCTTCTCCCATCTTCCACACCTTCAAATCCCTTCTATTGTTAGCATCTTCCAACTCCTTCTGTTTCTCCTCGCTCAGATGCGGTATAGCCACACGGTAAGCTTGAATAAAGTCACTAGCTAGCAGATGCAACACATCCGTAATGGCTGGCATATCACCTTCCTGCAGCGCTTGCACCAAGAACTTACCATCTTCCAGTATAGTCCCGCCTGCATCTACCAGCGGATTAGAGAATGACTGCACGCGGTTCTTGTAGCGCGCATCAAAGCCCGATTTGACTAAGTCGCCCAGCATACCGCTGTAGCCAGCCAGCGATGCAAGTGCTGCGAGCTTGTAAGCAATAAGTCCTGTCTGCTCTTTCGAGTTAGCGATCTCGTCCCAGTTAGCTGTGCGTTCTTTGCGGCCCGTGACTTCAGCTACTAAAGCGTTAACCGCTGTGCCGCCAATGAAGGCGCCCAGCGTAGCCATCAGCAAAGGCTTGTAGTTACCTTTAGTAGCAGGCTGAACAACCTGCTTGGTGAAGTTGTTGAACTTCTCAATGTTCCAGCGAGCTAGCGACAAATAAGGCGAGAGTGTTCCTTTCATCGCAACCTCAGGCAATCCTCTGTAGTCATAAGTTCCCTGCACAGACTCTACATACTTAGCAGCTGCTTCATCTATCACTTCCGTAGGCACTTCGCCCTTCTTATACTTCTGCCAGTCTGGAACAAAGTCATCCAGAAATCCCCTCTTAGTACCATCTAGGCGGCCCGCACGAATAGCATTAAAAGCGTCGAGCACCAAGTAGCGGCCCTCACCGTAGTTCAGCACCCGGCTTGCAGTTTCTAGCAGCTGACGTCCTTGCACCTGATTGATCACATCGCGTGAGCGCATCAGCACAGCTTGCACATTCTTCAGTCCACCTTCGCCAGACTCTAGTCCGCCATAGCCTTCGCGCACAATACCTGTCTTGATAGCGCGCTCGTAGCTCTTGCTCCAGTCACGCAACGCAGCCATCTTAGCAGGCAGCACCTGCGACAAGCCCATATGCTGAAACCCTAGCACTTGTCCGGCCACTACGTCTTTAGCACCTGTAAGTGGTCCCAGCATAGCGGCCCGCACAACACCAGAAAGTGCGCTGCGTGTAGCCTCTTGATGCTCGCGGATGCCGAACATGTCTTGCAACACATTCTTGCCGACACGTGTTGAAGCAAGTCCTTTGTTGCTGTTAAACAACAAGTCGTGCGCCTCAGGATTGCGCTGAATAGCTTCATGATAGGCAACGCGACGAGCGAAGCGCCTGTTAAAGCGGCCCATCCGGTCCATTAGATTCTGCTCGCGCATGCTGGCAGGTAAACCTTTGCCCATCGCTTTGTCGATAGCACCGAAGCGGCTAGCAATGTTACCTTCTTCTAGCTGATTGAAGCTGTCGCGTATCGTCTTCCAGTGCTTCTCAGCCTCAGCAGCGGCCTGACCCTTCACTTCTGTGCGATACTTCATGAACTCTTTGTAGAGCTTCTCAGCAGCAGCTGAAGTAGGCTGTTCTGCTAGCACATTGGATGCTTCGCGGGACATCACGTGCGGCAGATAGTTCGGAGCACCTTTAGTGCCTCGGGCCAAACCTTCAATATCTCCCTCGTCTTTGAATGATTCGCGTAAATCCAGCGACTGCTTCAAGCTATCACTGACAACCTGATTGATCTTCTGCTGTATGGGCGTAAGTGCAAAAGGCTCGACGCCCTTATCCATCATAGCATCACGCCACTTAACAACAGCTCTGTAGTCGTCGTTGTCTTGGAACCAGTACTCCTTCAGGTTGCCTGCTTTGCGCACCTTCTTGATAGCGTAGTTGAATCCGCCTTCCAGCTCTCCACGGCGCGCCCGCAGCTTAGCTAGAAAAGTCTCAGCTGCTTTACCTGCTACAGGCGACATCCGCTTGAGCTTGTCTACTTCGCTAGCGATAGTGTGCAACAAGCCTCTGCCTACTACACCGGTTTCTGCATAGAAGGTTGCTTTGTCTTTGGGTTGCATTGCTTCAGATGGATTCTGATAGCGAATGTCAGGATTAGCTGGGTCAAATGCACCACTGTTACCTGTTGCTGATTTGATTTGAGTAGGCTCGAATACCACCCACTCTCTACCGTGTTCAGACAATACGTGTGTCGCTGAATCGTAACCTAATTTACGCAATAAGCCCTGCATGTTGATGTCAGTTCCGGATTGTACTGACATGACATTACCAAGTCTTGTTGGGTTTGCTAGATGAAATGTGTATGTTCCATCTTTATTAGGCGTAAAGAAAAAAGAAGCAGCATTTCTTGCATTCGTTCTATAAAACAATTTATTTTTATCAGGGTGCGAGTGTTGGTCAGAAAGCTCATATGGAGCTTCTTTCATGAAAGTATTTATAGTGTTGACTAACTCACCTATTTCAGATTTATCAAGAGAGTCAAACTTAAATGGATTCTCTGCCTTTAGATATAGCTCTTTAATTTCTGGGGAACTAAAGCCGCCTTCTGGAAACTGTGTATAGGATTCTGCTTTCCTTGGATTTTCACCAAAATAAAATCCTTCTGCTAACGCTGGTCTGTATTTATTTCGATATTCAAAGGTGTTAAAACCTCCAGTTGGAGTCCCATGATAAACAACAAGTGGCTTGCCGTCTTTATCAACAACCTTACTGTCACCGAACCAGCGTTTGAATTCAGGTGAATTGACTTGCCGTTCACGAGGACTCATAGCCTCACTCGGGTCCTGATACACCTTCTGAATAGACTTCAAGTCAACACGCTTTGTTGGGTCTTGCTTACTGACCCACTCAAGCATCTTCTGTTGCTTCTTAATCTTCTCATCAATGTTAGCCACTGGGTCACTGTCTTCAGTGTGTTCAGCTACTAAGTCTTCGCGCTTATCAGCTAGATCTTTGAGGCCCTGCTTAATGATATCGTGCATGTCAGCGTAGCTGTGGTCCAGCTCAGCTGTATGCACAGCTTCTCCTGCTTGCACTTGCTTAGGCACCACTTGTGCAGCTTCACTCTCTGGAGCTGCTGCACTGAGTCGCGCCAACTGCTCATCAGCCTTACGCGCAATACGCTCTTCTAGCGTCTCTTTAGCAGGCTTCGCAGCTTTAGCAGAGCCAGCACCCTGCAAGTCTTGCAGCTCAGTATCAGCAATGCTCTCACCCGGCATCACAGCTTTAGGGTCTGCAATGATGTCGATTAGCTTGTCACCGCTAGGCAGCGGAGTATCAAGCGAAACGTTGCTCTTAGTTGATTTACCCAAATTGGGGCGGCCACCTAGTAGTCCATTCTCAGCTGACTGATTAACAGCTGGCATGGGTCCTAGTTGACCTACATGTTCAGGCATAGCTCCTTGTGCACCAGCACGGTAGCCTACAGGCTCTACGCCCGCCGCGGCCCGAATAGCTGCTAACTCCTGTTGATATCTTGCACGTCGTGCTTTGTCTTGTGCAGCTTGTTCTTCTTTTGTGCGTGTGCGACCTTTAGGAGCCATTGCTTCAGAAGGGTCTTGGTAGTATTTACCAGTTTCACCATCCCAGCGTGCCTTGCCGTATCGTGAATTTGATTCAATACGATTTATTTGTCGTTCAAATTCGGGTCCAAAGAAATGCTGCATAAATCGTTTCATACCAGATTCAGGTGGAAACGACTTTGAGCCGTATTGTGTTATTACTTCATTCAATAGATGCCACGGCGATACTTTAGTACCATCATCAAACGTAACATAAAGCGGTTTGTTTTTACCTTGTACGGCTGCATTGTGTACAGTTGCAGCGTATCTGCGTGCAGCACCAGCTAATCCTGGATAGTTTACATAGTCCATTGCATTAGCAATAAAATCAATATCGCTAGCTGTTAATTTTTGACCTAACTCATTAATAAGTGGTCGATTATCTAGCAGAAAACTGTGCAAGGCTTCGTGTGTTGCTGTCGATGTATCATTTAAGCGACGTGTGTAACCTTTGTTTTGATCATCATACCATATACCACGATCAATGATACCTGTACCTTGTAGATGCTTCGGCATTGATCTTAATAATTCGTCACGATTTGCCGAAATCTTGGACTGATGTCTGCGTTCTTGCACCATTTCAAGATTAAAACGTTCGGCTAGCTTTTGTTGCATCTGAGTGTGTCTGACATCTGCTAATTTAGCCAGTTCTACCAGACTCATATCTTTTAATTTTTTGGAAGGCTGCATCGCCTCCTCAGGATTCTGGTCACGACGATACAGCTGAGAAGGCAACTCTTGTATAGTCTCACCTTTAGCTGTTGCACCGTGAGTCAGTCCGCCATCAGTCATCTTAGCGATAGAAGCAAACTTGCCCATCTCACCCATGTCATAGTATTTGTCATTGAAGAATGCTTCGTAGCTACCGCCATCTGGTTTAACTACTTTGACACGCCTGTAGCCAGCAGGCGGAGGAGGCAGTTTAGCAGGTAGCGCATCATTAACTTCAATGTCTTCGTTGCTAGACAGAATGTCGTCGCCCTCTTTGCTGTTGAATCCTTCGTCTGGCGACATAGACTCGCGAGGGTCTTGATTGACACGTTCTACACCTGCAGGCTTCACTTCTGCTCGTCCAGCAGAGCGTCCCGTTTTAGAATCAACATAGCCGGGTCGTGTAACTGTTACTTTGTCACCGGGCACCAAGCCGCCTACCATATCTTCGTGCATCAACGGATTGTAACTAACAGTTTCACCTGTTTGATGCATTAACGTGTAGCCGAGTATTCGTGCTAAATCATCTACCGTTTTAGCTGAGTCTAACTGCGCTGGAGTTAAAGCATCTTTAAGGTTAGCTTTTAAGTACCATAACACATCTTCTGGTTTATGCCCGCCATACTTAGACGTTCCAGCTTTAACATGTGCGATTTCAAATCGTTCGCGTATTTCTTTTGCACTTATTCTTGGAACACCATCAACAATATCACGCAAGCGACTACGTTCTGCAATCAGTTCGTCGGGCACATTTTGATGACGATCAATGTACTTCTGGATTTCGCCACGAACTTGTGCTAACTTTGCTTTGACGCTTTCGCTATCACCTTGCTCAACCCTAGTCCCCACACCAGCAGCGCCTTCAGCAATCGACTTACCAAAGTAAGTCTCAAAAGCAGCATCGTTGTGCCACTTGTAGTTGATCAGACGTCTGACATCAGCAGCATTAGCATTGCCCATCAGAGACTTCATCTTGACTTTGAAGTCATTGAACCACTTCCTGTTAGCTGTCTCACCTCGCACAGCCGGGTCAGCCATTAGCCACTCCAAGCCTTGCTGATTAGCGATAAATTCTTCAGCATCCCAGACCTTGGCGCCAGCTTCCTTCTGCTTAGCTTGTATAGCTTTCAGCTCTGGGCTGTTCTCGGCTAGTGTCAAAGCCTGTTTATACAGCTGCTGGTCGCTCTTGTAGGGAGAGAGCTTGAGCATGCGTATGAAGATGTGGCCGATAGCTTCGTGAGCGCGTGTGTCGCTGCCCTCTTTAGTGCCAATCTTAGCAGCCATGCGCTTAAGCTGGTCTGACACTAGCGCGTAAGAGCCCGGCTCGTCAGTAGGCGATACGTCAGCGCCACGTGTTTTAGCTTGCGCATCGAACACTGTGCGCACAAAGTCATCAACAGGCACATTAGCGCCTTTAGCACGTACTTGCTGCGCTAGCTCAGTGTCTGTCATTGGAGCTAGTGCTTCTTCTGGGTCCTGATTCTTGCGCTCCAGACGCTCCTGAATGATATCTGCCTCGTCTTGCAGCGGGTCAACAAGTTCCTCCTGCATTTTAGCAACTCGCTTATTGTTGCCACGAGGTGTAGCCGGTCTGTTCTCAGGTGCTGCAAGCGCGCGGCCCGCTATAGCTTCTGGCGTAGCTTGAACGCCCAGCTTCATCTGCAATTGCTGGCGACTCTTGGCTTGTGCTTTAGCTGCCTGTGCTGCTGCAATCTCAGCTTGCGCTGCTGCAATCTCAGCTTGCGCATTTTGCTGTTGTTGCTGCAACTCAAGTGTAGCTTTCTCAAAGTCAGCTTGGCGGCGCAACGATTGTAGCCGCTGTAGCTCTTTCTGGACTTTCTGCTGATAGATTTGCTCCGGTGTCAACAATCCTGCCTGTGCAACACGCTGTGCCTCCATCTCAGCTGCTTTAGCTGGATTGATACCACGCTGTTCTGCTGCCTGATTAGCAGTTAGAATGTCAGTCTTGTCGAGACTAGCTGGCTTACCTTCTTTCTTCTCGTACAATCCCTTCTTAGCAGCCTCAGCCTGTGCAAGCTGTTCAGGCGTGAAACCTTCGACTTTAGCCGGTGCAGCAGCCTCAGCATTAGCACGCAACTCCCGCGCCGCAGCCAGAGCATGTTGCATCTCGCTATCAGCTACATCAGTAAAACCCATGCGGCGGCCAATAGCGTTAGGCTTGTTGAACACGGCGCCACCAAGCAGACCTTCTAAAGTGTCAAGCGAAGTAAGTGATTCACCTAGGCCTTTGCCTTGTGCCATCTGTCCACCAACAGCCATTCCGGTGCCCAGCCCTGCACCTATTCCGACGTTGCCTAGATTAGCTAAGTCAGACGGCTTAGTCTGCGCTAGAGCAGCGCGCATACTACGCTCAAGCATAGCGCGCTTAGCGATTTCAGCGGTTGTGCCTGCTGCTTTGCCGACATTGAACATGTTAGCGTTCATGCCGCCCAAAGGCATCGCAGCTAAGCGACCACCAAATGCAGCAAGCGGATGCGCTTCACGCGCAGCACTCAGCTCTTGCACATAATCGGGCACAACCTTCTCTTCAATCTTATTCTGCAAGTAGCTAGTGCCCATGCCGAGGCCCATAGCGCCTGCGATACCACCAACAAGAGCGCCAACAGGTGCAAATGGTCCGCTAACCAAAGCGCCGCCAGCAGCACCACCAAGCACTGCACCAGCGCCACCCATAAGCGTTGCAGGCGCAGAGTGAATAGCCTCTTTGACGAATGTGCTACCAGCTCCGAGTGGTTGTGTCAGCTTTGGCTGTGGAGTGCCATTGTCAGAAATGACAGGCTGTGCTGCTGTCTTGCGCACATAGGCGCTACCATCTGGTGATAGGTCATATTCATCAGGATTGAGTCCTGCGTTAATGACCATCCGGCGAGCTACGCTAGGTGAGATAGGCATAAGTAATTAGAATCCGCGAATGGATGATACAGGACCTTGACGTTTTTGCAATTCTTTGCGCAGGCGTTCTAACAGTGCTTGTACGCTACTGCTACCACCCATACCCAGATCAGTAGGTATGCCACGACCTTGTGCTATGATATTATCAATAGCAGTCGGTGCTGCTGCAGCAGGAGCGGCAGGTGCTGGAGTTGGAGCAGTTCTGCTATTCAGCACACCTAGCCCACGACCGAACATCGGATTAGACAGATTAGCTGCTTTAGCCATTGCTTGAGCCATTGCTTCCTCTTGCTCGGCGCGTTGCAGCTGATAAGCGTCAGGCACAGGCATACCGGGAGTTAGTGATTGTGACGACTGCCCGGGCACCATCTGTCCGGTCTTGGTGTCAAAGTAGCCTTCTGTCTTGCTCTCATTGATGAACGGAGTAACACCAAATGACAGCGGATTCACTGTATCTTGTCGCAATTGCGGACGTGCAATGTCAAACGAGTTAGCTTTAGCCATCGCCATAGCAGGATTGACAGCTTCTGCAACTGTGCTGCGACGCAGTCCCTCAGCAATGTCAGGATTCAAGCCAGCAACAGGCGGATTGACGTTATACATAGAGCCTCGCTGTTTAGCCTGTGCATCAGCTACGTCTGTGTTGGTCTTGCGCGTGTCGAGCGTCTTAGCATCAATCTCCATGCGCTTTGGCTTAAGCTCGGCAATGGTGTCAGGTGAGATGCCTAGCGTCTTAGCATGTTCAGCCAGAGCTTTCCATTGCTCTAGTGTCATGCTATTTTTGCCTTGTGCATTAGTCACATCAAGCTGGCCTTGATTAGCTAGCTTAGTCCGCGCCAGCTCGCCAGCTATTGTTTTGTCAAGCTCTGCGCTTCGATCGCGTCTCTGGCGATTAGCAACAGGGTCAATACCGAACATGTCAAGTAGTCCTCCGGGCATATTATTTATCCTCCTTGTTAATTTTGCTGTCCATCCACCAGCGAATCACACGCTTCAGCAGTGGCTTGTTACTAATGTATTTTGCAAATTTCTCACCATTGAACAGATACCAGTTGAACAGCCAATTCGGCGCTTCCATCAACAACCACGTACGGAACTGCAACCACTTCGGATTCTCAGCACCGTATACTTCACGTGCAACCCAGCACATACCACCCATAAGTAGTCCACCCATTGAACCAAGTGCTCCTGTGATTTGACCCAGTCTGTTACCCCAATCATTTTGTTGGTCATTCTGCAATGCCATCTGCGCTGCATTGTTAGCGTTGGTATTCCACATAGAAGAGCCAGTATTGAGCAGGCTGTTAGCGTTCTGGCTAGCATCACCGTTAGCCGTATTCGTATTGAACCGATTGTCATTGCTGTTATAGCTGGGCTTACCAGTCGCCACTTGAAACACATCAACGCCAGACTTAGCAGCAGGTAGAAACGAAGTAGACGAAGCAATCGCTTTAGCCAGCTGGTTCTGCTGGTCGTTCTGCCTAGCCTGTCCTGCTGTGCCAAAATTCATAGCGCGCTGCACAGTAGCCAAGTTGCTAGGAGCATTGAGTGTGCCATTGCGACTAGCTGACAAGTCGAGTGAGCTGCCAACTTCTCTGCGTTCAGACTCTGTCATGCCCGCGCCAAGATTAGCTGTTGTGCTTTGCAGCAGTTTGCCTAGCGAGTCAGCTGTATTCTCGCGCGTCTTGTAGTATTCAGGGTCAGCAACTCTAGCTGCTGCGAGTGCTTGCGCAATGAGTTCTTTTCCAGGGCCCGCAAGTACAGCTGCATCGTTGCTAGCATTGCCCATCGACTTGCGCAAATTGGACTCAGTGTTTAGCTGATCGAAGATAGGACCATATTGACGTTGCAGCGCTTCTTGCAATGCCAAGCGCGGGCCTGTAGTTGCAGTGTCTGCAGCCAACTGGCCCATAGCATCTGGAATCTTCTGTCCGCTAATGGCCTGTGACAAGTAAGGCAGCAAGTCTGTGACCATGCGCACCTGATCAGCCATCGTAGTGTACTCAGCCGAGGGCCGCACATTGCTTCCAGGAATCTCAGACAGAGGAACAGGATTAGCTTGCGTCGGGTTAGTCCAGACATAGTTGCCGTTAGCATCTACGTAGGGCTGCCACGCAGGTGCTCTACGGCGCCTGCCGAATAGTGAGTTAAAGATGCCAATGCCGGGAATAACAGCATTAAGCGGGTCAACAAAATCCATTACCCGCCCTGCTGTTGTGCCATTCGTGCCTAGCGTATTAGATGCTAAGCCGGGCATACCGTAGCGAGTAGTATCGGGTATAGCACCACGTGCAGGACTACCGCCAGCATAGCCGGGAGAGCTAGTGGGCAGTTCATTCTGATAATAGCCAAAACCTTGTAGCATCTGTGCTAGAGCTAGCTGGTCACGAGTGAGTTGTTCAGGCATAGGTATTAAGGAGTAGAGATTAAGCCAGCAGCATACAGCTCGCTGCGCAATGCAATGTAATTCTGATCAAGCTGTCCCACCTGCGTCTTGAGACTGTTGAACATGTCGAGTGTGGGAAAGATATAGACCATCGCATCAACAGTTAGCTGATGAGGCTGGAGCGCATTGTCGTAAGGCGAATCGGTGTAGCCACTAGTTGTGATAGCCTCCAGCTCCACTTCGCCCGACAGGTTATTGAAATAGTCATTCCAAGCCGCTGCGTTAGCGAAGGCAATCTCGTTGTCAACGAGCGGAGTTACGTTAAGAGATACTGTAGCAGTAATCATATGTTTGTATCTAGTTAGTTCCTGTCTGTCTTGTTGCTGCTACTGCCTCCTGTTCGGAAGTGTTGATGCCGATATTCATAAGCGAGGCATCAGTGTTCCACAGGATAACATAAGCAAGTTTCTTGCCAGCCAATCCCTTATCAACTACAATCACATTGTTGTAAGCGTTGGGCTTTGAGCTGAAAGTAATAGGAAAGAACATAGGAAATGTCATTGCCATCACGCTGTTCACAGTATCTCTGGTTTCACGTTGTGATTGCTGGTCATCTGCCTTCTCTTGCACTTCCACTACGCCATCTATAGTAGCGCCTCGGAAGATTGGCTTGACCCAGTGACCTTTGTGCTCGTTCTTGATGTCATCAGGCATTAGCGCCTTGATGTGCAACTGGCCCATCTCTCGTGTGTCAGCTGTGTACATCTCCCACACAGCATCGTCAGTGATAGCATACAGAACGCTGATAGCACCATTCTCTAGCGCGCAGAACTGCTTGACGTTCTGGACGTTTGTGATGTCTAGCGACACCCACACTTGATGCAGCATGTCGTAGACTGCAATAGCGCGCCCGTGCAACGTCTTACAGTAGTAGAGTCCGTAGTTGTTGAAAGCGTAGGCCGCCGCAGTGTCTGACTCTTGGACCCGCCCTGCGATTAAGCGATCAATCTGCTGTGAGAATACGCTGTTGCGACCTTCAACACGCAAGTTCTGCACAGCATTGAAAGACTTGATGCCATCGTTGTCGATGAACGTGTAGTCACCCAGAGCATCAACGAAGCACTGGTCATTGAGTATGCCCGCTTCTATTTTCTGCGCCTGGATGGGATAAGGCTCACCGAAGATTGTCTGCGTGTAGTCAAGTGTGATAAGTCGCACGTGACGAGCAGTGCCATAGAGGAATGTGTTAGTGATATTGACGTCGCGGATGCAAGTGATGTCATCGTTGTCGAAAGCAAACGAAACGCTACTAGCGCCACCTTCCGATTCTGCTACTAGCTTGTTGCCATCTGCGTCAACATTAACCATGAAATCAAGCGGTCGCCCCGTTACTGACTGATAGATGCTCTTGCTGTCAGGCGCCAGTACGAATAGCTTCTCGTTGAGCATGAACATCTGTTTGCCGATGGGAACATACTCCCTATCGTTAGCAGTTACAGAGCTGTTGGCCCACTGAGCGTATGTCTTGGTGACACGCGCTACAAAAGTCTGAGTGACAGCGTTAAACTGTATCAGCCAGGGCTGGTTGATGCCATCTTGCACAATGATACCTGCAGGTGTGCCAGATATATTGAAGTCGGTGTTGATAATGATGGGATTATTCAGCGACACGTTGAGCTTGCGCACGTAATCACGTGAAGACTTAGGTATAGCGATGAGCCACACACGTTCTGCTGTAGCATCCATAGAGAAGTCAGCTATGCGAATCCAAGTGCTCTGACCGTAGATGCGATAATAAGCCCGCCCGGAGATTATCAGCAAAAGCGTATTGCCAACAGACATTAAAGCTTGGGGGTTACCAGCAAAAGGCAGCCGTTGCTCCGTAGATGCACGATTTGGCTGCACCTGTCCGTGGCGCTGCCTGCCGTTAACGAGCAACACGTACTCGTTATCTTTAATGCCTGTATCATCATCAAGTTGATTGATACCGCCTCTGAAATCGCTTTGTGTAAATTCCATATCTTACTGGTAATAGCGGTCTTGGCCGAATTGACCATATGCGTCGAACGTATTGTAGTTGTCCACGCGCATGAACTTGTTGCGCCCGAACTCTAGCTTCTTAACGATGCCACGTTCGGAGCCATCTTTGATGTTGCGCAGAGCGACAAGCGACAAAGTGTGATTAGTGGCAGCAAGAGAGGTGTTAAGAGTGGGCTTAGAGTTGAAGTGAATCGACATGGCCCTGTAGTACCACGCGTCATCATAGATGTCACCGCCCGGGAAGCTATCAGTGTCTTCCTGCATGTAATACAGAGGCGCTTTGTATAGTATGTCGATGATAGTTTCATCGCTGTTGTTGTCGGCACCCCAGAAAAGCTTGCTAACGTCTACCATTTTGTAGCGTGTGCGCTTGTCTGTGTTATACAGAATAGCCACTTCTACACCATCTGAGTCTAGCACTGTGATATCGCATGTGCGCACAGACTCGGAGGAGATACTCTTGACACCAGCTGGATTCCATAGCTTTAATGTCGACTTAGGCGTTGCATCTAGTGTTACAGACTCGGACTCGCGAGCTGCAACATTGGTCTGACCGTTGACTTTCACGATGGCAGACTCTACAACGGGCGTCGTGAAAGTAAGTGTATCGACTGCTTGCGGTAGTGTGTGAAAAGGTGACTCGCCAATATCACGCCAGTTCTTCCACTTGTAAGCCAGCGTGTCAGACGCATAGCGCGGCACCATCGGCATGAGCGGAATGAGCTGCTCAGAGCTACACTGACGCATACCTTGTAGTTCTCCGATGAAAGCAGGCAGAGCGACTATTCTGTTGCGCGGCACTAAGCAGCTAACTTCGCGCTTGATGCGATTGCAGTCAAGTTCTTGATAGATTTCAGTAGCAGCGTTGTTAGCAAGCTTCTCCAGCGTAGTGCGTTGCTGCACCAAGTGGTAGCCGATGTCCTGAGCGAGGCGAGATATTACGTCAATTAGCATAATTATAGTATGTAACCGATCATTTGCACTGTTGTGGTGCCTGATGTGGCGGGCATAAAAAGATCAAATCCTGTTGTAGTGCATGGAACTATTGCTTGATTAGAGCGATAAGCAGGTCGTGCTCCATCATTTGTTTTCAAATGAAGCAAAGTATAACTGCTACTAGCTGCGTTTTTACGTCCAAGTATCGTAGCATCAGCATTATGTTCACCGTCTAATTGCAGAATGATTGCTTTGCATGTAGATGGAATAGCCAACACCAGAGTTGCATACGCAAAACCGGCTGTTCCACTATACAACAAAACAGGTGCTACAAACTGGGGTCCCAACCCTGAACCAAGTGTTGTATTGATGGCAGTAATAGCAATGTTGATAGCAGTAATACTAGCCTCTGCAGCTGTTATACGTGTTTCTAATGCTGTAACACGATCTTTAACACCTGTAGTAGGCGTATTGAGATCACTCAGCGCAGTCAGTGCGTTAGCATTGGCAGCGTTAGCTGTAGAAAGAGCCGCATCAGCGTTTTCTTTTGCAAGTGTAGCATTGCTATTAGCTGCGTTGACGAGTGCCTGCAACGTCACATTGACAGCTTCGAGATCTTCAACCCGGAGCGTGAGAGCAGCCAGAGCTGCGTCGACAGTGGAAGTGTCAGCAGGAATGCGTTGCCACTTGAGATATGTCGCAACACTCGTTGCGTTTTCATTCCACATGTAAGCTATGGGCGTCGTGTTAGTAGCTGTGCTGTGGGGCCGCCGAATCCAGATGTAATTCTTCCACTTCGTAGTGGCTGCGG